TGACCATCGCTCCATTTTTGTTATCCCAAGCATCAACCAAGATACCTACTGAGAAACCATCACGAAGTCCTGTTGCTGCCTCTTCTAAAGCATCATCAGCTGCAAAAGTTTTTGCAAGTTTAAAAGTTGCTTGAATGCCTTGATCGTCAGCTGTGATGTCTTGTAATTTGCCAATTGGGCGTGTGTGATCGTGCTCTAGTAATAATTTAACTGGCTTTGAAAAATCAATGCTGTCTTTGCTAAAAATTGTCTTTCCAGCAGATGTGTTGCCAGCCTCATCCCAGGCAACGATCTTTCCTGAGATTGTGCGCTTGTTGCTATCAGCTGCGGTTAGGGTAATTGGGAAACTAATCTTCATCGGATTAAGTCCTCTTCTTCTTGTATTTGTTCGATGCTCATCGCACCGATTCGGTTTAGGATTTCGTAAACTTGTGCACGCTCTAATGCTGAGCCTCTTAAGAAATCATCAATGTCAAAGCGAACTTCAACTCCATTTGGCACAAAATCCGCAGCAGATAATCTTTGTTCAATCGGAGTTATGATATTTCTTAAACTGAAATCAATAAGGGCTTTACGCTCCATTACAGTCGTGCTGTATGTCATGCTAGTAGTTTCAGCAGACACAAAAGATGCCGGAATGCCAACTGCTCTTGCAATCTCTGTTGCTAAGTATTGACGTGCTTCATTTAATTGCAATTTTTGTGGATCAAAGCCAAGTGCAGTTAATTCAACATCAGCATTTAAGAATGCAGTTGCTCTTGTGTTTCTAGCAACCTTCCAAGATTCTAAAAGTTTTGTAATTCGCTCTGGAGTTAAGTTCGTGCCATTTGATTTAAGCACCATTGTTGGAACTGGCTCTTTGGCATATAACTCAGCTGCTTTTTCTAATTCTTGTGCTGCTCGGATTGTGCGACCTGCTCGATTTAGCACACCTTCATCAAGTCCTGAGAAAACAATGATTGAACCGATACCTGATGCTGGTATGTGCATGCCATCGATTAAATACTCAGTAATTTCGGTTTGTGCTGCGTTTGTATTGTAAGTAATACGATCTGGAGAAACTCTTGTCCAGGCACGAATTCGAGAACCATCTGAAGAAGAATAAGAATCTAAAACCTGACCATAAGCCACGCCTTTAAATAATAAATCTTCGGCGATCCAGGCATATATTGCAGATCCAGCAATTCTAGGATCTGGTTGCATAATTACTCTATTTGGATCTAAATGCTCTTTTGTGAAGTGATTGTAAGTTTCTAAAGGTAGCGAACCAATTGTTGAGCAGATAATGTTTCTTGCTCTCGCTAATGATGGAACGCTCATCGCTTGTTCGCGACTTGCACTTTGTGCGCCTAGAAATAATCCGCCAAAGGCTTGCTGTAAATTGTAAGGTGTATTGGCTGCTGCAACATCCATTGTAATTGCTGGAGCAGTGGTTTTAACAAAACGATCGAATAGTCCCATTGGCGTATATTATACCTTATGTCTGAATTATCCGATTTGTATGTCAATCTCCGTTTCGACCTGTGTCGCAAAGTATGAAACTAAAGCAGTTGCAACAGCTGCACAAACTGCAACCCTTGATGCCCTTCTACCGATAATCCAAGCACCATCGCCAAAAGGTAATCTTGCAGCTGATAAAACCTGTTGAGTTAATTCTTCTTGATCTCCATGCTGTAAACGATGGCTGTTAATCGCTCCAAGCCATCTATCACAGGATTCGCTGTAAATCGCTCCATCCATGTCAGTCGTGGGAATTCCTGCCTGTTGTAATCGACTGGCAACTGCAGCAGCTGTCCTTTTGCTGTAGGCAATCGTTTCCACCTGGTATTTGCGATAATAAGGAGCAACATCGTTGGCAATTGCTAAATCGTTTAATGAGAAGTCATTTGCCCAGGTGTGGAGCAGTTGAACATAGAATCTTTCTCCTGGCATTCTTTGAGCAGCGACTAATGCTCCAAACTTACGATCTGGACTTAAATCCAATCCCATCCACATTGTTTTCTCTGGATCTAATGGAATTGGGTCAATTGCACATGATTGCCATTTCTGTGCATCTACAACTGAATTGATCGTATCTACCCACTGACAAAATACTTCTGTCCGAACAATGTCCGGCGGATCATTTATTACCGATCGCAAATTATCCTGGTGAATTGTAATTCCTAATGATGGATTGGCTTGAGCGAACGCTTCCCAGTTCGGCTCACCTGACGGAAGGGTGATAGGAGCGTTAGGTTCTGCGCTCCATTCAAACCAACCAATATCATCATTTGCACCTCCAGCAGCTGCTAAGGCTCTACTACGTAAAGAGTTTAAAACAATTGAATGCTGATCTCCAGCATTTGAATAAATCCATGTCTGAGGATTCTTTGCACTTATCATGGTGTATCTCATCGATGACCAGGCATCTTGGTCTTTGTATTCGCGTAATTCATCCATATGTATCGTTTCGGGTTTTGAAATTCCTCTAGACGCATTGTTGCTTGCCTTAATTACAATTCGGCGATTGCCTTTAAGTTCCAATTCTTCTGCACCATGTTGCCAACGAATCTTCTTGACCTCGGATGCAAGTTTGTCATTCTCCTCGATCAAAGCAATTATCTGTCTAAAGGTTTCCAAAGATGTTGTAAGTCTGTGAGCAGATGCAAGCTGTAAGCCTTCGCCCCAGACATAAGCACCCGTCAGCATCCTAAGCATCATGAATGTGGACTTGCCATTCTGCCTGGCTATGACAAGCCCATTCTCAGAATGATGCCATCTACCATCTGGCTTAATCTTGTGGCCATGAATTGCAACAAACTTCTGCCATTCCATAAGTGGGATACCGACTTCAGCTGCAAAGTCGATCATCTCCTGCCCTTTAGACGGCAAATCATTGAGTTTGGAGTGAATTCGAGGAGTTGGCACACCTCCTATTGTCGATTGAGCCTGATCTAAAGCGATCTGGTCTGATTCAGGCATGTTTAGTCTGATTCAAAAGGATCGTGCCCGATTGAGGTGTTTTGTCGGTTAGAAAGATCAATGGGGGTCGGTGGTGTCCTGCGACTAGCAAAAAAACGCCCCCCTTTAGAATAATTACATCTTTTACATGCAGCGACTAAGTTGTCGTCTGAATCAAGTCCACCTACTCTGCGTGGAATAACATGATCTACTGTATCAGCCTCTTGAGCGCAGTACTGGCATATGAATCCATCCCTACGAAGTATTCTCTCTCTTGTCTTACGCCAAGTCCTAGTACCCACCCCTTGCTTAGCCATTAATACCAGCCCTTCTTCTTATGAAAGGCGAGCGCATTACATGCTGTTTGATGTCTGTGTTTAATGTACTTCAAGCCTTGATCTATTTGATACATAGGGTCTTTGCTCTTTAGGTTTAACAGCTGTGGTATTCCATAAGCACTGCTCTTTGGATTCTTTGCCTTGTAGTTCCATCTTGATTCTTTATACCAAAGATCACTTACACAATAGAATTCTTTAAAATCATAATCTAATTGCATAAAAGTATATTGTTTATAAACGTTTATATTAGCTGCTTGTACTGGCTCTAAGGCTAGTAATTGGCTCACAATCATAGCTGTCGCGATTAGGTGCCACCTTGCGAGCCATCCCCTTCGGGGCTCGCCTTTTCGCCCTTGAGGCGAATGTCTTCTAAAGGTTACCATATACAGTCAAGTCCTTTCATTATAAGTGCAGGTCAGACGGCGTGGCGTTACTCTTTGCAAGCACCGCATTTGTTAAATTGCATCTTCCAGCATCCACATAAATGGCATCTCTCAACTTCTTTATCCATGATGTCCTCCTCTAATCGTGCACCTTTGCGATAGCATTTTTGGCATTCTGCGATAACTACTCCTGGCACTGTATCCCAACCAAATTCAATCTCGAAGATAGTTGATTTTTTACAGGCATTACATTTCATTACCGCAGCTTCTATCATGGCTTAGAACCCCAACCCTTACCTCTAAAGATTGCTGGTGTGGGTGCAAATACCTTTCGCATTTCAGCACCGCACAAAGTACAAGCTGGAGGATCGTGATCGAATGCTAGGTCAAACTCCACAATAACCTCCTCGCCTGGACATTCGTAATCGTATTTAGGCATGATGGCCATAATCGATTCTGTTAATTACTCCACAGCCCACGCAGGTCAGTAAGCCCTCCACGTGCACCATTCTTGGATCATTACACATGTCGCAACATTCATTTAGCGGCACTATGTCAGGCACTACTGTGCCATTCTGATTGAATCTGATTCGTAGGCCGTCAGGCTGAACAATCTCTAATTCGCCCATTTATTTATCCTTATCTAAATCTGGGAAGTAGAATTTGCCATTGGCAGTTATCTTTGCCCACTTAGGTTCGCATTGATCAGCTTTAACTTTCTCAACACACACATAACCCTTGAATGGACGTCCGGTCTTTGATGTGCCTTCCTTTAGCAACATTCTGCCATGAACGCAATCAAAGGATTCTGATACCTTCTCAGCATTCAATGATTGTGCAACATCATCAACTGACCAGGCAATTGGTGCTGGATCTTCTAACTTTGGTGCAGTCCAGTCAGGAGTTGCAGTTGCTCTAAGTGCATCAACTACAGCTGCAGTTCTAGATCCAGGTGCGCCGTAAGTAGGCTTGTTCAAATCTCCTTCTCGTACTCGCTCCATTTCCAATTTAGATGGTCTTGCACCTTTTTTTGCGTAAGTCCAGTTAGCAAGCGCACGACCCAGTGCAGAACTTTCAGACAATTCGCAAGCAAATTTATTAAAACCTGAAATTGTTTTCGTTTCACTCGCCCACCCAGTCGATACTGGATGTTGATCAGCCTCAGTTCTAAATAGCCGAGCCACAAATACATATTCATCGCTCGGAGCGTTAGCTGCGACAACTCGCTCTGTTTCGATTCGGCCGTCTGGGCACTCTTTCCAGAACTTGGATAATCTTTCTTCCACAGTTTCATAATCCTCCAAATTAAAAGCCATAATTTATCTCCTGTTTTCCTTGTCGGTATTCCTGTTGGGCACGAAGATCCCAAGTGCTCCCATCATGCCAAGCCTCCATGCTGTGTCTGCATTTATCGCAGTAGGCTCTTTGTAAGCCGTTTTGGCTTGTTGAGATCCAGGTCGATGGATTCTGACCTTTGATCGTATGCGCTCCATACTGCGCTTTACAATAATCACACCAAACACTGGAGTTAGAATTTCTCTTGATCGTCATCTAATTGACCTCTGACAACGTCTTCGTAGAATGCCAGGTATGCAACTGCATCGACAACACTGTCGTGATGTGATGGCGTTTCAACCAGACGAGCGATCTTGACCCCTCCCATGCAAAGGACAACTTGGTGTGCAGTAATTGGGAATTCCAAGATTGCACTCCACAGCTCTGCAATTCGCTTGTGGTTGGTATAAGGAGATCCATAAACTCGACCTCGATCTTGTATGAGTAATCTTGCCTCATCAAAGATTGCTTCACGATTAGCGGACATTTCTGTTCACTACTTTCATGCCTTGTTCATATCCAGCACGCCAAGCTGCATCCGTCTTGCGATTGATCCGATCTTCTCTCCATGCCATAAACCAATAAAATGCAATAAAAGAAATAAATGGTAATAGTAAAAACATGTAGTCGTTCATTTTGTTGCCCACTCCCAAATCTCTTGTGGTACTGCGACAGGATTTCTGTCATCGATAACTGTATATCTAGCACCTGACGGATGTATTGAAGGCGCAGCTGCAACGTAGCCTTTATATTTAATATCTATGCCATCGGCTAATTTGCCACGATAAACGGCTGCTGGACTTGTTGCATAATAAAGGTGCAATCCATCCCCAGTTTTGACTGTGTAGGTTGGCGCAAACTCTTTTAACAATTCGCCACCATTACGATAATCAATATCAAATACGACTAGCCCAGACGTTGAACAGGCTATACCGATGTTGATATTTGAATCATAATCAAACCAGAAATTGATAAGTTTATGATCTGTTGTAGCTGATAGATACGCCCTACGGCATAGGTCAAAATGTGGATCTTTTTTGTTTGGTAGTAAAGGCATTACTGCCCATCCACGATCTGCATATTCCAGTGCAATTTCCCTGGTGTTTGTTTCTGTTTTCATTTATTGCTCCCTATCGGATTGGTTGTTTCCGATAAGAGAAATATCCTCTAAAGGTGGGATCTGATCAATCTGCTAATGGGCGTGTTAGATAACAATACTGTTATCAATTACATCGATATGCTCATCGATTGTGCGTGGCTTGTAATCTGTTTCCCTAGACATAAGACTTTCCGAGAGCTGTAAATGATCCATCTTTGTTGATTGGGATAAGCGTAGGGGTCATATTCTTACCATCCCAGTCCAGAATCACGATGCCCATCTGCCAGTTAGCAATTCCCTTTGTGTATGAGGCTTTGGCTTTGTTCATTAGATTGCCGGCCTCTATGCCGTAAATCGTCCTGTAATGGCCTCCTAAGCCCTCTGAGAACGAAGATAGCCCTAGTTTATGGGTGTGGCCTATTAAAACGCTCTTACCGACCTTCTTGGCCAGATTAAGGGCAGTTAAGCCTGCGTTGGGATTGGTGTTTCCTTCATCTCCATGACCAAGCAACCAACCCTTTTCAAACTCAAAAAAGGTTTTGTGGAATGTAATGCCCATTGTGGCAAAGTCCATAAACTTGTCGTACTGCAACTCTGGAAGGCTGATTAAGCCAGGTACTTTTAAGAGAGTGTTATATAGGCGATCAGTATGATTAGAACGGACAATATGAGCCTCTCTAGCGTTTTCGGTAAGATCCCAAAGTATCTGCTGAGTGAGTTCACGATCGCGGTGCAAAGTCTGCTCATAAGCCAAAGGTGTTTTCTCAGCCCATCGAGAAATGGTTTGAAAATCAATCTCATCGCCAACGTTAAGTACACTGTCGAACTTCTCCCGTCTTGCTAACTTGATAACATTTTTAACAGCTGCCTCGTGGTGATAGGGAATCTGTAAATCTGAAATAACCAAGTATCGCTTAATCTAAATCCTCATCTTCTTCAGTTGGATCAATTGATGGAATGATCCCACCATCTCCGACAATCCAGTCGGGAAAGGTGTGCTTCTCAGTCATCATCCAAAGTGCAACACCTTCACTGAATCCTGCTTTACGAGCTGATTTGTAGCACTCTTGTAAAGCGATGTAATGGATGTCTATTTTTGACAATGGCTCTGGCGACTTACGCACAATCCGCTTCTTTGCAATCTTCTTGCGAGGTGCTTGCTTCTTGCGTGTGTTTGCCATGTTTTAAATTATCGCTCTAGGAGTATGTTATAGATCTCATCGACACGCTCATTCAGGCGTTTAATTTCTGCCATTAAATGTGTGATGACATAACTAGCAAAGCCACCGATTACACCAATGGTTGCGAAGTAAAGAGTGAAGAATTCCGACTGGCTCATTTCGTAGTGATGCCGTAATCACTCTCATATCCTGACTTTGGATCTAACGCTTTGACGATAGGTGCAATTAATGCGCCAAGCAAAACTGCATACTCTGGTTTCATGTCGCCAGCAATTGCTAGGGCAACTGTGATTCCACTAGCTGCAACTGCTCGCAGGTAGGACTTGATTGCTGCTTTGTGTTTTTTTGTTAGTTTCATACTTTACCTCCGAGAAGTGGGATGTCGAAAAACGAACTGTCCTGATCTCCCGCAGGGCTAAAAGAAATATGGATATGTGCTTTGTGTGGGTTATAGCCTGTGTAAGCCCTATATTTCCAGTTTCCTTTAGCAGAACATATTTTACCATTATGGATTATGTAAGTGATGCGTTTCTTCTTATCTGCCTTTGCAAATAATCTCAACTGTTCAAATAAATCCAGGCTAAGAGTTTTAATCTTATTTAAATCTTTGTCCACATCGATAGCCCGAACCACACCCGTATCGCTAGTCGGATTGTGATCGCTCTTTTTAAGTGCATGCCTAGCATCCCCAAAAATACCATCAGAAGAACGATCCCGATCTGGGAAACAGTCATCAATTTGCTCCCGTAATTGAATGACAGATTTGCTAATCCAGGGTTTCATTTAGGAAAGAAGTAGTTGTGCTTCTTGAACTGTAATGCCCAGACGATTTAATAACTCCGTTTTTGCATTTGCATTTACTTCATCTTGTGCTTTTCGCGCTAGTGATTCTGCTTGTTGCTTTTCATATTGCGAAAACTCAGCATTGGTCATTTCTCTATCAATGATTTCATTTGTTTCGGTATTGTGTATTCTAACTATTGGCTTCGTCATTAGTTCACTCCATATACATAGATTGTTCCTGCTGCTAAGTTACCGCTATCCATTAAGACTTTAATACTTGTAATGGCTGCAGTATTTTTCCAACCATAAGTTGATATTGCAGTTTTAACATCAGTAGCATTTACATTGTGTATTTGTGAAACCTGTGCTGTTTTATACATTGTAGATGATGAATAATTGCTAATATACATCGCTAGTTTATTTGTAGCACTTGCTGATGAATTTTGAACATTGTCAGCACTAATTAAAGATTGTGGATTAAAACCAAAAACTGCTGCTGTTCCGCCAGTTGCTCTTGTGCCAGTGTGGAAATAGTTTGCTTGCGTAGTATCACTATTAAATTGCATCATCATAAATGAAAGATTTGCTCCATAAAAACCATCAATTTCAATATAAAGGTTTTTATATGTTCCTGATAAAGTGACAGTAGTTGATGCTCCGGATAATGCTGTTCCACCAGTATTGATTAAAGTTAATGAATTAGCAGTTGCAGCAGTTGCCCATGATGGAACTCCACTAGCGACAGTTAAAACCTGTCCAGTTGTACCAATTCCCAATCTTGTGTTGGTGTTTGCAGTTGCAGAACGATATTCAATATCGCCTAAAGTTGTTGATGGGTTTAGGGCTTTGGTAGTTGTATCAACAGAAGATCCCAAAGTACGAATGGCAAGTGCGCCATCCTTAACCAAATCGGTATTATCTGGGGTTGTCCACCCATAGTTGGTCGTTGTTGCCATATTAAGAAATTACTCCTATCGCTGTCTGCCAGGTAATTGTACCTGATAATGTGTTCCAAGCCTCTGAAGCATTGACCTCTGACCAATCCTGGAATACTGCAGAGAATTCAATTGGGCTCAAATTGATGGTTAAGAATAGTTGATTGAAAGATGTGCTCCAATTCCATCCTTCAACATACCCCTCAAAAATTCCTCCAGTAGAAATCTGAGAAGGTAAGTCTGTGATCATAATAGGCTGACCTATAAAGATCCCCAATAGGGCATCTCTGTCAGCATCGTCCATTTCGGAGTTGGTAATTGGGAATGTGATGCTATCAAAGTTTGGCTTTGGATAGGCTCGCAGTGAGATATACCGATCAGCTACATCTTGAGCATCGGTTGCATCGTGAATGACTGAACTAATAGTTTGAGCCTTATAGCCGTAAGTTGCGATTGAATCTAAATCAGATGCAGTTTTTTGAGATCCAAAGTTATTTCCATAATTGATGGCTATTGAGTTTCGCACATCGCCAATCTGGGTTTTTGTGGTTAATCCTGACCCGATAGCTGTATTTGCTGAGATTTCAATAAAACCATTTGCTGCTGCATAAGCCTGACGATGAGCTGCATCTGCATACCCGATATTCCCAACATTGTCCTCATACAAATAACCAAAGGCTGAGTTAGCAATTAAGGCTGCTATGTTGTAAACAGTATCTTCTGAAGATGATCTGTTTTCCATTGTGTATTGACCAGGTTGATCGATTTCGCCCAACCCTATATTGACCGCATTATTCCAAGTTTCTGTTGCTGAATAAGCAGCCCAAGTTTCAGCTGCTGGCACATCATTCCAATTGCCTAATAAGAACGGGCTAAGCAGTGCGTAAATCTGATCACCATCTTGATCCTGAGATAAAATTCCAGTTGTAATCATTTTTGGCAATTTAGCAAGTGCACCTAGTGCAATAATTGAATATCCAAGAACTGTGCCAACTGATCCAGTCGCACCGACTGAAACTGTTATGTCTGTGATATTCCCACCAAAGATTGATACATAAGTGCCTGAAGTATTCTTGATCTGAAGTGCTAATCCATCGTTTACCTGGAAGTCATAAGTTTCATTGTTTAATGCAACTAAATCAACCTGAATGTATCCTGGATTGGGTTGCTGATAAATATCTGTGCGACCACTCTCATGGGATATTTCTGAGATTGCCACGTTTGTGTAATTAACACCATTAACAAACAGTTGCCATTCAGGAGTAAAAACAGTCATTAATTACCTCGAACGCTTGAACCCGCTAATGCTGGGATTGATCTGGCTGAGGATTGAGTTAATACTTTTGCAACAGCTCTTGAAGCACCTTCAGAATCTACTGCTTTAACTGTGATGTTGTTTACCACTGTTGTGCGATTTTCTCGGGTGTTGGCTGGCACGCTTGGCACTATTGGGTCATTCCTTAGCATTCCAGTAGTTGAAGAAGGATTAGGAATATATGGAACATCTGTTCCTGTTTGAATAATGTTGTAAGCACGAATAAAAGTATTGATTAATTCAACAAGTAAACCAATTGCTTCTTTTAAGAATGTAATCATTCCCGCAATAAGTCCTGCGACTGTTTTAACAAATTCTCCAAAACCAACAAACTTTTTGCCTGTTGCATCTAATCCTGCAATTAGACCTTGATCGCCTGTCAATCCTGCAATAAATCCATTTAAGGCTGGAATGCCAGTAGTGTTTAAATAATCTGCAAATTTTTCAATTTGTGGCAGTAAATAAGTTCCAAGCGATTCCTGAGCCTCATCAAATGCCACTTTAATTTTGTCCATCTTACCCTGAAAGGTTTCAGCATTAGCAGCTGCTGCGCCACCATACAACTCCGATAATTTAGCCTGTATTTCTGTGAATGAAAGTGTTGCTAATTCAGCTTTGGATAAACCTAAACCCAATCTGCCAAGTGCAGTTGTATTTCCATCCTGAGCCTTGCCAAGTGCATTGGCTACTTCTTCAAGAGATTTTCCTGATCCTTTACTTATGTCTAAGGCAAGTGCTAATAATCTTTGTGCTTCGCCGACATCTTTTGTAGATACTGCCAATCTCTGCATG